GCGCTTGGCGGTACCGGCCAGCTGCGACAGCGGCCCGCCCTCCCCGGCGGCAAGGCCCTGCTCGAGGCCGGCCATGGTGTCGCCACCGAGCCCGGCGAACACGCGGGACGGCGAATGGATGCCCAGCAGCCCCTTGAAGGTGCTGATCACGCTGTTCGCAGCGCCACTGATGGCCGCGGTCAGGTTGGGGAACATGCTGGTGAAGCCGTTGATCAGCCCCTGGATGATGTTGCCGCCGAACTCGCTGAACTTGCTCGGCAGGTCCACACCGAAGTAGCTCATCACGCCGGCGAAGGCGCGGTAGAGCAAACCCAGCGGGCTGAAGTTGAGCAGCAGCGCGCCGATGCCGGCCAGGCCGCCGGCGACGCCCTCTTTGATCTCCGCCCAGAGGCCGAGGAAGAACGGCCCTACGCGGCTCCAGTTGGCATAGATCAGCGCAGCGCCCAGGGCGAGCGTGCCAATCAGCACGCCGACCGGGTTGGCCATTGCCGCGGCGCCGACCAGCCGTAGCCCGGTGGCCACCAGCGGCAGCGCCGTCTTGCCCAGGTTGAACAGCGTACTGGCCAGCCCGCCGCCCTGAATGCCGAACAGCATCATGCCGTAGCGCACCATCGCGAACGGGCCGAGGATGCTGGCCATGGCCAGGGTGAGCCCGCCCATGCCTGCCATCAGCACGCCGACGCCTGCGGCGGTCTTGACCAGGTTGGCGGCCAGTTTGGGGTTCTCGACGATCCAGCTCTTCACGCTGCCGACCACGCTGGCGAGCGTCTGCGTCACGTCGCGCAGCGGGCCGTTCTGCTGTTCCTGGAGCTGGATGCCCAGGTCCTCCCAGGCCGACGACAGCTGATCGAGGTCGCCGACCAGGTTGTCGCCCATGACCTTGGCGGTGCGCTGGGCTTCGCCCTGGGTCTGGCGCAGGGTGCCGATGAACTCCTGCAGGGCGCCGCTGCCGGCCTGGGCCACCAGCACCTGCATGCCGGCAACGGCCTCTTCGCCGGCGATGCCCTTGAGCAGCCCGGCGCGCTCGGCGTCGCCCATGTTGCGCGTCTTCTGGTAGATCTCTTGCAGGATGGTGGGCATGTCGCGCAGGTTGCCCTGGGCATCGACGGCGCTGATGCCGAGCGTGTCCAGCGCCTTGGCGGCGGCCTTCGGCGGTGCGGACAGGCGGTTGAGGATGGCCCGTAGCGCGGTACCGCCCATGCTGCCCTGGATGCCGGCGTCGCCCAGCTTGCCGGCCATGGCGGCGACGGTCTCGATGTCCTGTCCTACGCTCGCCGCCACCGGCGCGGCGTATTTCATGGTTTCACCCAGCATCTGCAGGCTGGTGTTGGAGCGGGTGAAGGCGCCCACCAGCACATCGCCAAGGCGTCCGGTTTCGGAGGCTTTGAGGTTGAAGCCGGTGAGGATGTTGGAGGCGATGTCTGCTGTTTCCGCCAGGCCACTGTCGCCGGCCTTGGCGAGATCCAGCATGCCGGGCATGGCGGCGATGATGTCCTCGGGCTTGAAGCCGGCCATGGCCAGGAAGCCCTGCCCCTGGGCGGCATCCGTGGCGCTGAACATGGTGTCCGCACCCAGCTGGCGCGCCTGGGCGCGCATGGCTGCGAGCTGCTCGTCGCCCTTGTCCAGTCGCGTGAGCGCCTGGACCTTGCTCATATCGGCATCGAACTGTACGCCGGGGGTCATCAGTCGCGCGCCGGCATACAGAATGCCGCTGCCGGTGGCCAGCCCGCCGGCGCCGGTGGCGGCCATGCTGCCGGCGAGCGCCGAGGTGCGTTCGTAGTCGGCCTTGGCCTGGCCGAGGCGCTTCTGCTGGGCGGTGAGTTTCTTCAGCCGCCCTTCCTGCTCGGCTATCGCCTGGTTGGTCTGGTTGACCTTGGTGCGCAGGTCCCGCTCATGCTGGCCGAGGTTGCGGGTGCTGATGCCCGCCTCGCCCAGTTTGCTGCGCAGGCCCTGGAGTTCGCGCTGCTGTTCGTTGTGCTTCTGCTTGAGGGCGTGGCCCTGGCGGACCGCGCTCTGGAAATCACGGGTGAGTGCCTTGGTGGGCGTGCTGGTGCTGGCCAGCTCGCGAGACAGCGCCTTGACGCGCTCGCGGTTGGCCTGCATGGCGGCGCCGGTTTGCTCTGACGCGCCCTTGAGGTTGCGGAACGAGCTGACGTCTTTCTGCTGGGCCTGCAGGTGCTTGAGGTCGCTGCGGGCGTCGCGCAGGGATCGGCCCAGGCCCTGGGCACCTACGAACACCGAGCGCATGGGCTTGGTGGCGTTGTCCAGGGCCTGGAGGTTGACCTTAAGGTTTAGATCCCGCGCCATGCGTGCGTTCCCATCGTTCGCGGGCGCGCTCGCGCCAGTCCATCAGTTCATGCAAGGGCATGGCGTTCATCTGCTCCGGGCCCCAGTGGAACACCAGGGCGATGTCCGCCATGACGTCATCTACGCTGCGGGGGATTCCGCTCCGCCCTTCTTCTGCAAAAAACCCGCAACGGCATCCGCGCAGGCCAACAGGTCGGCGGGGTCCAGGGCGGCGGCTTCCTGCTCGGTGAGCGTGGGCTGGCTGATGCGCGGCACCAGGCGGATGGTGGCGTTGACGTCGCCATTGATCAGGTCGCCGAGCTTGAGGCCCCGCAGCTCGCCGGCGGCCGGCTTGCGCAAGGTGATCTCGGTGATGGGCTTGCCCTCGCCGCGCTTGATGGCTTGCTCGAGGACGATGGGGTCGCTGCAGGTGGGTTTGGTCATGGGGTTGCTCCTTGGGTTGCGAAAGGAGCGCCGGCGCGCTGGCCGGCGCCGGGGTTACAGGCCGATGGCTGCGCGGTGCTCGGCGAGGCGGTCTTCGCCGTTGACGACGAAGATGAAGTTGAGCAGGTCGATTTCGATCTCGACGTTGCCGTCGATGCTGAGCTTGTAGTAGCTGCAGGTGGTGGTGATGGAGTGCTCGGTGTCTTCGCCGGATTCGGCATCGCCGAAGTCGATTTCTTCGTGGCGGCCGCGGGCGACCACTTCCACGGCGGAGGTCTCGCCGGTGTCGTCGCGCTGTACGGAGCCGGCCCAGCGCAGCATCACGCCATCGGCCCGCACGGCGCCGAACTGGCGCAGGACGGTCAGGTCCCAGCCGCCCAGGGTCCATTCGATCTGGATGCCGTCGTCGTTGTGGCCCAGGTCGACCTTGACGGGGCCGTCCATGCCGGCGCCCCGGAAGCTTTCCAGCTTGCGGCCCAGGGTAGGCAGGGTGACGGATTTGCATTGCCCAACGTAGCTGGTGCCATCGTTGAACAGGTTCATGTGTTTCAGCTTCTTGGGCAGTGCCATGGCTGGGCGCTCCTACGGCGCGGCCGGGGCCGCGCGGGTTGAATGGGGTCAGGCTTTGATGCCGGCGGCAAAGTCGACCAGGTAGCGATCGGTGATGCGCTGGCGGAGCATCAGGTCCTCGAGGGGCGGCACGGGGGTGTAGTCGTAGTCGAGGAAGAGCTTGCCGGCCTTGAGGGTGTCCTTGTCGTTGGCGGCTTCATCGAACCAGCACTCACCGCCGATCAGGTAGCCGCCCCGCACCAGCTCGCGGAACTTGGCGTTGATGCCCTCGACGATGTCGCGCACCAGGCTGGCGTGCATGGGCTTGTCCACGGCCCAGAAGTGCCCCTCGGCCATGGTGTCGGCCAGCACCTGGGCGGTGCGGGTGTAGTTCTCGAAGGCGAACAGCGGGTCGGCGCTACAGGTGCGGCTGCCCCAGAAGCGGAAGCCGTCGCGACGGATCAGGGTGGTGACTTCGTTGGCGTTCAGCAGGCCGGCGTCGGTGGCGGGGTTCTGCAGGTCCCAGTAGATATCGCGGCTGAGCCCGGACACGCCGTTGACCGGCACGTTTGACAGGGTCTTGTGCCAGCCCACCTGCTGGTCCAGCTTGGCGCGCAGGCCAAGGGCGCGGGCGACGGCGCTGGCCGGGGCGTCGGCGTTGGTGGCGGTATCCCAGTTGACGAAGTCCGGCCAGATGAGCATCAGCTCGCGGGCGCCGAAGCCGTCGCGGTAGGCGATGGCCTCGCTGACCGTTTCGCAGCCGTAGGCGTTGGCATAGGCGAAGGCGCGCAGCTTCTCAGCGGTGGCCGCCAGCTCGGTGGTGACGGCGAGGTTATCCAGCCCCGGCACGCCGAGGATGCGCGGCTTGACGCCCAACTGTGCCTCGGCAGCCAGCAGCGCCTTCATGCCGGTGTACTGCCCACCGGCAGTGACGCCGCCGATGAGGTTGGAGGTTGTTTCCGCCTCGTTCTCGCCCTCTTCCACTCGCACCACAACGGTGACGGGGCTGGCCTGGTCGGCGATGGCATCGAGGCTGCGCGCCAGGGTGCCCTGCTCCCCGGCCTTGCCGGAGGCGGTCAGCACGTCGGTAAGCAGCACGGGCTTGTTCAGCGGAAACGTCAGGGGATCGGCATCGCTGGCGGTGCAGAGCATGCCGACGATGGCGGTGGAAACAGTGCGAATGGGGCGCGTGCCCTCGTTGATTTCGAGGACGCGGACGCCGTGGTGGTATTCGGTCGACATGCGGGGCGGCTCCTGCGGGCGTTGCCGGATCAGTGAGCCTCAAGGGTGACGCGCGCGCGCAAGGGGCGCACGCGGTGGGGTGTGTAGCTATAGCCGATACAGCTACGAGCCGGTGCTCAAGAAGGTGGCGATTCGCAGTGCACTACTGTAAAAAGCCCGCCAGCATATCGGACTCGGGCCGCTATCGAATAGCTATCAGGGGGCAGTAATGAACGGAGTGAATCAGCACAGGGATGACATTCAAGGACTAAGAGCGCTAGCTGTTCTAGCTGTCATCATTTATCACGTGAACCACAACTGGTTGCCAGGCGGCTTTATCGGCGTCGATATCTTTTTTGTTATCTCTGGGTATCTCATAACCGGTATTGTGCTGCGGCAGAAGGCAGAAAGTCGCTTTAGTTTCATCTCCTTCTACACGTCCCGGCTGCGACGCATCGTCCCGGCTTATTTATTTCTGCTAGCCTCCGTTGCCGCCGCTATGGCAGTGCTTCTCATACCTAGAGATTTCGATACATTCTTTGACTCACTTAAATCTGCTGCTTACTTCAACAGCAATAGCTACTTTAGCAAGCAAAGCGATTACTTTGCTCCCGCCTCACATGAGCTTCCGCTGCTACACACGTGGTCGCTCGCTGTCGAAATGCAATTTTATCTTCTTCTTCCGGCGCTACTCGTCTTAGTGCCTACGAGATTCGTAAAAGCTACGCTCGGCTTGATCGCTACCTTGCTCTTTATGTACTCCGCTTTTTTATTAGCCAACGGAGAAAAGCAGTCTGTATATTTTTCGCTGCTAGCTCGAATTCCAGAGTTCCTAGTCGGCGCTTTTTTGGCCGCCTTCGGGGATATTTCTGGAAGAAGCTCCTACCGAAACATAAAGGCGTGGATCGGCCTGATCCTCGTTTCGCTAAGTTTTACACTCATATCTGAGGAAACAACTTACCCAGGCTTGCTCGCATTGGCGCCAGGTATTGGTACAGCTCTACTTATTAGCGCTTCCGGCAGCACTTTCAATAACTGGCTTGCTAGCAGGCCCGCAGCTTTCATAGGCGCTATCTCCTATTCTCTTTACCTGTGGCATTGGCCAGTTCTAGCGGGGTTTCGTTATTACTACGAAATGTACGAACTTTCAGCAGCCGTATTGCTCGCCTGCGCCGTTCTTATAGTTTCTTTATCTATCGCTTCATATGTACTTATCGAAAACCCGCTCCGCCGCGTTAACGGGCGAAAGGGCGCATTGAATCTCACAGCATTTACCGCTATCGCCTTCCTTGCAGTGATTATTTCAAAAACCATAAACCCGATCGTAACCAAACCATTGCCAGTCGAAATGACTCGGTACGCAGCGCCCGAAGATATCTGTCACGGCCAGATTGTAGGCGAATGCCTTCGGGGCGATGTCACAGCTGACAAAGAGGTGCTGCTGCTCGGAGACAGCCATGCTGCACAGTTAAACCATTTTGCCGACAAGATGGGTAAAGCGCTTGGTATGAGAGTTCGAGTGATCACCGCGAGCAGCTGCGTTCCACTTGATGGCTTTGACGCGGATCGGCTGTCCGAGTGGGCAAGGCCGCCTTGTGAGAGCCAGATAGTGGCAGCGAAGCCCTACTTACAGTCCGCAGATGCGGTGCTGCTAGCGGGTATGTGGCAGTACCAAGCGCCGAGCCAGCAATTCATGCTCGCGCTAGAAAAATTCATGACCGCAACGGCAAAGCGGGACCTGCCTCTCATAGTCCTGGCGCAGATACCGATGCTGACATCGAATGTTCAGAGGATGCAGCGTTTCAATGCGCTGGGCGGTTCGAAAGCCGCGCACTTGGAGGGGACTTGGCAGAAAGCTAACCAAACCGTTAAAACGATGGTGGATCACTTTCCAAACGCAACGTTCCTGGATCTCACTTCGCTTCCTTTATTCGATACGCCTCCCTTTGCGGACGGGAAATTGATCTACCACGACAGCCATCACTTGAACGAGATTGGCTCGAAAGCTTATGGCGAGGCTGCGTCTGCTAAAATCGCTGACGCGCTGCGCGGTATCGGTGAACTGCAGGCTACCTCAGAGTAACGGGCGCATTATGCATTTCCAATACCCGCTACGGCGGCTTCAATTGCAGAAGCAGCTTCGCTTGCGACCTTCTGAGCCGCGTCTATCTCGCCTGCGTCCATCCTGATGCGCACCTCCTCCTTAGCGCGCAGACGGATCTCGCGGAGCAGGTACAACGCATCGGTGTACGCGGCCGCCTCGACAAGAATACTGTCTGCTGCCTGCTGTGGAGACCGTCGGTTGATGGCCCAAGCGGCAACAGTGCGCGGTACCGCATCGGCCGGATAGCCCGCCTCGGCGTAGGCCTGCGCCTCAAGGCGTGCGAGGTCGTATTCAACAGCGCGCAGCGGGTCGCCGGCTACGCGTGCGCGAGCGGTGTCCGCGGCGGTGTCGATGCGGGTGAGCAGCTGTTCAATCGTAGGAGCATGTGGCGGCGGGTTAAGGTGCTCGCAAATCTGTTCAGCCGTCATTGCATCAAGATCAGACGCTCCGTACCGATCGCGCTGTTTTTTGGTTTCGTACTCGTAAACAACGCCATCCTTGTCGCGATAAAATAAACGACTCATTATCGAGTCTCCGTCCAAGATTCAATGGTATTTCCATTTAACACAACGCTACCGTAGGTCTCGCCAGGAAGCACAACCGTAGAAAACGTATTATTGCCCCCTGGTGGGTTACCCATGGGGTAGATGATCGACCCCACAGTTATCTGCCACGCCCCAGCTCCACCTCCATCTGCAACCGTAATGTTCCATTCGATAGGGCGACCAGTTAAGTTGGTATACACAGTTCCTGCTGCTCGTAATGCTTTTACATCCTGTCTGGTCTGCCCATACCCCAACCCTCCGTCCGCAACGGTAATCCCCAACGTTTCCCGGGCGGCTACTGCATCCGTATCATCAAGAAGAGTTTTCGCAAATGCCGAGACGTTTCCGCTATGGAACATCTTGCTCCATGCGCTCCAGGTGGCCCCTGTGTCTGCCGAACCACGGATATATAGTTCCGACTCCTCACCAGACGAACCGTACATCGCAAGCTGGAAAAGTACGTCTCTGCTACGCGCGAGCGTCAGCAGCGGGCCATAGGCTGTCGATGTGCCTATAGGGAAGTTCGTCGCGGCGCTGCCGGCACCGCCTTTAACGCCGACGAATCGTTCTAGGTTGGGGTTGACCACTGGTTCTGGGTATGCGGTGCCAAGCCCAAAAGCTCCAACAGCCATTAGCTTTCCTGAACTTGAATCACCGCCGTTGGCGGTTCGGGCGGCAAGGAATTGTGATGCTCCCAACGGCGTGAGCGCCGTGCTGTTGTCCGTTCCCTCCTCTGCCTGTGGCTTGCTTGAAAAGCGCTTGGTAATGGCCTGCCATACGCGCAATGCCGTCATGATTTTGCTGTTGTCTGCGCCATCCTCAGCATCAACCTTGGCGGCGCGGATCGTCAGGCCGTCAACATACGCCCGCGTCGCCAGCACCACGCTGGGGTCGATCTTCAGCTGAATGTTGGCGGTGCCGCTGGTGATGACGTGCATCCGCACCACCTGGTTGCGGCCGCTGCCCTGGGCCAGCACGGGCTTGTAGCTCGGGGCGCAGTTGGCGACGGCCGAGAACACGCCGTCTTCATCTTCCAGGGCCAGCTCGCGGATCCACCAGCCGCCGACGTTCGGCGGCAGCACCAGTTCGGCGATCAGCACGTTTGCATCGACCGGCGAGACGTACAACTGATTGAGCTGCGCGCGGTAGACCTGATTCACCAGGGCGGTTTGCCCTGGGGCCGGTACTGGGTCGGCGCCGTTGGCGTCGCCGATGAGCATGTGGGTCAGTTTCCACGGCTGCCCAAGGGCGTTCGCGTTGGCATTCTTGGCGGCGCCGAGGTCGGTCAGGAAGCCGCCGAACTGGGTGTTGATGTCAATCATGTGGATACACGTCCATTTCGTCGAGGATGTAGTCGCTCACGCCCGAGTAGCCCCGCACCAGAACGTCGATGTCGGCGTTTTCCCAGGGGTACACGTCGAGCTCGTCGCCATCGATCACGGTGACGCCGACGTAGCGTGTGAGGTGGGTTTCGAGGCTGATGTCGAGCCCGATCAGGTGGCGGCTGACGGGCTTTGCGTCGTCGATCAGCAGGCTGAGCGATTCGTAGGTTTCTTCGCTGATGCCGGTTTCGAGCACGCCGATTTCCAGCGAGAAGGTGCCGGGCTCGCCCTCGGGCACCTGCTGCCACCATTCGGTTACGCGAATGAGGTAGCCCAGCGGCTCGACCACGCGGCGCAGCGCGCCGATGGTGCCCTTGCGCGAATGCACGAAGTACGAGGCCTTGATCACCTCGCGCTTGATGGCCTCGGACCAGGTGGCGTCCCAGCGGTCCACTGAAAATGCCCAGGCGAGGTATGGCAGCAGGTCCACCGGGCAGCGGTCGGGGTTGACCAGGTCGCGGATGGGTACCGGCACGCGCTCGATCTGCGCGAGCGCTTCGGCGGCTAGTTGCTCGAGCTGGCTGGCGTTGGGCGGCAGCAGGTGAAGGGCCGTCATGCCTGGGCCCCGAGGGTAACGCTGAAGGCGGTGCAGTACGGAGCCTGGGATGCGGTGGCGACGATGTCGACCCAGCCGGGCAGCTCGACACGGCGCACGCCCTCGATGTGCAAGGCTGCGTCCAGGGCGGAGCGGTTTACTTCAATCCCCAGCCGCCGGCGCTGGGTGACCAGCGTGGCCAGCCGCTTCTCGGCGGCGGCGCGGATCGGTTCGGCCTCGGGGCCTACGGTGTTGAGGTAGAGCACGGCGTCTACGCGGTACTCCAGCACTTCGGCGGATTGCACGGTGAGGCGATCGGCGACCGGGCGGCGGTCTTCGTCGCTGAGGTAGGCGGCGACGATATCGAGCTGCGCCTGGTCGGCGGCGCCATTGCCCAGCAGGGACTGAACGGTTACGACCACCACGGCCGGCGATGGGCTTTCTGCGGTGGCATCGGCCACGCGGCCATCGGCGCTGCGCGCATGGAGGATGTAGCTGTTGCGCGGGCCGGCGGTGCTGAGCCCTTCCCAGGCCATCTGGGCACGTTCGCGCAGGCTTTCATCGGATTCCATCACCGCCGGAGTCGGCGGCACGGTGCTGTTGTCCGCCGGGGTGACCACCAGGCGCTCGACGTTGAAGTTGGCAGCCAACTGCACCAGGTCGTTGCCCTTGGCCTTGGCCAGCATGGTGCCGAGGGCGGCCTCGTTGACGCGCTGGCGCAGCAGGGCTTCGCGGTAGGCGTTCTCCTGGATCAATTTGGTCAGCGGTTCGGATTCGAGCGCGAGCGTGGCGGCGACCTCGGCCTGCTGCTCGGCGGGCCAGAGGCTGATGGCGTGGGCCTTGCGCGCGGCGAGGATCTGCTCGTAGTCGATCTGCTCGACCACGTCGGGATCGGGCAGCTGGGCCAGGTCGATGGGGGTGAAGGTGTTCATGCGCTGGCCCCCAGGGCGAGCGGTACGCGCAGGCTCAGCGGCTCGTCGCTGTCGGTGCGGGTGCCTTCGACGTCCAGCACAGCCTGCCCAGGGCGGTCGCCCAGGAACAGTTGCACGCGGCTCAGGCGGATGCGCGGCTCCCAGCGCATCAGGGCCATGGCGGTAGCGGCGTAGGCCTGCAGGCGGGTGGCGTCGTTGAAGGGTGCGTCGATCAGGTCCGGCAGCTGGCTGCCGTATTCGCGCCGCATCACGCGCGAGCCGATGGGCGTGGTGAGGATGTCGGCGATGGACTGGGCCAGATGGGCCGAGTCGGCGACCGTGCGGCCGGTGCGGGCGGACATGCCGATCATTGCGGCGCCCCTGTTTTGCTCGGGCCGCCCTGGACGCCGCCGTGAACGTGGTTGACCAGGCTGATGCCGGCGGCGATCACATCTTCGCTGACCGTGACGGTACCGGTGATGGCCACGTCGCCCAGAATGCTGACGCCGCCGGGGGCGACGAGCTTGGCCTTGCCGCCGGCTGGGAGCGTGGCGGTGAGGGTGTGGGTGGCGTGGTCGTAATCGATCACAGCCCCGTCCGGGTATTTCCGTCGGCGCAGGGTGGCGCTGTTCGACGGGGCCGGACGTTGCTGTGAATACAGGCCGATCAGGGCGATGCCCTGGGCGGGCTCGCCGCTGGGGCTGAGCAGAAGGCATTGTTCGCCGACCGAGGGCGGGTCCCAGTCACTGCTGGCACCCGCGCGCAGGGCCAGCCAGGGCAGGTTCGGGATGCGGAGCCCGCCGCTGCTGACGGTGCAGCGCGCAGCCTGATGGTCCACCGCGGCGATGCTGCCGAGGCGGATCAGGTTGTCGAGGCGGCGCAGAAGGTCGGTGATGTTCATGCCGCCATGCTGGCGGTCGCGCGCGCGTGGCGCATTCGCTGGGCTGTGTAGCGGGTGCCGTTACAGGGTCAGCGCACCAGGTGCTGCAGCAGTTGGTCGCGAATCATCTCCAGGTCGTCGTCGCTGAAGCCCAGCAGCTCGCGGCGCTGGTACTGGATATCGGGGGAGTTGCGGCCGGGTTTGTCGCACAGGCCGTACTGGTGCACGCGAGCGATGCGCGACAGGCGCCCGGCGAAACCGATGGCGATGCTGCTGGCGTCGCTCTGCAGGCGCAGGTAACGGGCGGTGCGCAGCTTGGCGAACATCTTGCGTTGCTTGATGCGGCCGGCCTTGGCGCGCAGTTGTTGGCGTGGCTTGCGTGGGGCGTAGGGGGTGCCGTCGGGGTTGCGTTGCGCGCCGATGCGCTGCTGCTGGCGGCGACGCAGTTCGCGGGCGATGGTCTGGGTGACCTGGCGGCGTTCCTTGGGCTGCAGCTGGTTGAGCAGCGCGCCGGCCCAGTCCTCCAGCGCGCGGAGGTCGTCAGCCATTGCCGCCCCATTCGGCGATGAGTTCGCCCTCGCTGGTTTCGACGCGCATGGCCGGTACCAGGAAGGTTTCGTCATCGACCACCGGCTCGGCCGGGTGGCTGACTTGCAGGGTGCCGTCATCCAGGCGCTTGACGATGACGCGCTCGGTCAACGGCAGGGTGATGGAGAGGTCGACCTTGCTGTTGTCGAGGATGTCGGCCTCGAACTTGATGGCGTCCCTGCCCTTCTCGAGGTTCTCCATCAGCTCGCGCTGGTTGACCAGCACCCAGGCGAACAGCGGGATGGCGACGGCATCCGGGTGGCCGGCGAAGTCGGTGAGGATCAGGTTGAGGGTGTAGCTGTACTCGAACGAAAGGCCCGGCGCGGCGGTGCTGCGCATGCTGCCGTTGTCGACGAACACCAGCAGGCGATCGGGGTTGCGCCTGAGCTCGGGGATGGCGGCCAGCAGGTGGTCGCGCAGGGATTCGGGCTTTTTCATTGGGCGCCCCGCTCGTTGTGCTCGAACACTGCGTCCACCTGGGCGGCGCATTCAGCCCAGGCGCTGAGCAGGTAATCGCTGTCGTCGCTGAGCTCGCCGTTAATGACTGGCGCCGCTGGGTTGAGCGTGCAGCGCGTGACGACTGGACAGCCACTGACGATAACCGTCTGCTCCGGTGATGGCGGGACGTTGGTGCAGGCGGCGAGCAGCAACAGGCAGAGGCTGAGCAGCCCAGCGTTGATGGGGCGGGTCTTCACGGCGTTGCTCCTTTTTCTGTACCTGATCGGTGGCGTGCTCCTGGCGCACGCCAGCGGTGGTTTGTTGCAGGCTGAGCTGGGCCAGCCGCTGGGTGGCCACCTCGCCCGTGAGCCGGGCGATGGTCTGTGCCTGGCGGGTGTTGCGCTGGTTGGCGGTTTGCAGGCGCTCGCCGGCGAGATCCGCACGGTCCTCGGCGGTGGTGATGCGCTGTTGCTGTGCCCAGATCAGCAGGCAGAGCGCGGCGACCAGGGCGAGGCCGTAGATGAGTTGGCGGGTGGTGGTCATGCCGCCTGCTCCAGCAGCAAGTTGATGATCCAAACCAGCATGCCGACCTGAAAACACAGGGTGATGAGGTCCTCGCTGCGCCCGGATGTCCGCTGTCTGGGATATGCGCCCTGCAGATGATGGGTGGTGGCGCCAACGCCAATGACGGCGAAGACAAGCATGGTGATCAGATAGGTGATCATGCGGCTTTCTCCTGCTCAGCGGTGAACTGGGCGTAGGCCCTGGCCAACTTCACGTCATAGAGGTTCTTGGCGTAGTTCGGGCCGTTGTAGATCCGGGCGAACTGTTTCCAGTTGCGGGCCTTGAGGGCCTTGTGCAGTGCCGGGTCGGTTTCGATGAAGGTGACGAAGGCGTCGAGCTGGGCCGCTTCGCTGAGGGCCATGGTGTCGGCGAAGTGCTGGGCGTCCAGATAGCCGAGCCGCTGCCAGTGGTAGCCCATGATCTGGAACAGGCCCCAACTGGCGGATTCCAGGGCAGCCACTGCATGGATCTGCTTGGCATTGGCCAGGCGTTGGCTTTCGGCGGTGCCGCCGAGATAACCACCGGACCGCCGATTGACCAGGCCAGGATATTGCTCGGCGAGAGCATCGGCTTCAGCTTCGGTCATTCCGTTTACTTGCAAGCGGGCGTGCATGACGTGCCGCTCGAAGAGAATCACCGGGCGGCCATTGACGGCGAAGCCCTCCCCTTTGCTTTCCACCTGGTTGACGGCCATGACGCTGGCCAGCGGTACGCCGAGGCGCTCGGCGGCCTGCTGCAGGTCCTTGCGCTTGAGGTAGCGCGAGGTGTCAAAGCCCTTGAGCGCGGCCTGGGTTTTCGGGCCGGCGACACCATCGTCCACCAGGCCGACCTTGCGCTGGTAGGCACGCACGACGGCCTCGGTTTCGTCGCCGAAGTCGCCGTCGGCCTGAATCTTGAAGCCGGCCAGGGCCAGCGCGGCCTGAAGGTTGCGCACGGCAAGGCCGCGCGAGCCGTTGCGGAGGAGTTGGGTCATAGCTGGTCCGCCTTCTTTTTCAGTACGCGCTTGGCTGCCTCGCGGCTGACCTCGACGCCGAACAGGCCCACCATGCAGGCGAGAAAGACGCCGGCCTCCTGGGGGGCGCCGATCAGTGAGGGGCCGTAGGAAACGCCGACGCCGAGCATGCCGCACAGGGGCGCTTCGAGCAGGAGCTGTCGCACGCGCCCGCCGCTGTAGATGATCCGCCAGACGGCAATGAGCATCGCCAGCCCGCCGGCATAGAGGGCTGGGAAGTTGTGTTCCAGCCAGGTGGCGAAGAACGCCCAGGTTTCCGGTCTGTCAGGCATGTGCTTCATCCTGTGGCCCTGCGGTTGTGATGGCGTGAACACGCTGCACGACTTCACCCAGCAGCGCGGGGCTGTAGCGCTGCGCCAGGGGAAAGCCCAGGGCGGCGGCACAGAACTCGCTGCAGAACATGCGGCGGCGGTTATCGATGGTCAGAGGCAGCAGCTGGCTGCCGAACAGGCCGAGCCAGTCGTAGCCTTTGCCCTGGTGCTGCTTGAACAGACGCTGGATCAGCCAAGCATCAGCCCAGGGCACCGGTATCAGGTCCCAGTGCTCGAGGTCGAGCTCGATACGCTTGGCACGCACGCCGCCGTCCATGGCCGAGGCGGACAGCCAGCGGCCATCGGGCAGGACCAGCTCGCAGTGGCTATAGGCCGAGCGCGTCCAGAGGCGGATCAGGCGGTTGAACAGCGTGCCGCGGCCCTTGTAGAGCGCGAGATAGATCAGTCCCATAGGTTCACCATTTGGCGTTGTTCGGCGCGCACGGGCTGTTCGGGCAGCTGCACCAGGGTGCCGTGCGGGATGACCGGGCCGAGGTCGGCCAGGCCGGGGTTGGCATCGAGCACCTGCTCGACCACGCCAGCGGTGCGCCCGTAGTGCCGCCAGCAGAGGGCGTCGAGGGTGTCGCCCTGCTGGGCGCGCAGGGCGGCCATCAGATCAGCTCCACGGTGGTATGCACGCGGCCGAGGATGCTGCGGATGGCCCAGCGGGCATCGCGGCGGTAGTCGTCGGGGGTTTGGGTGAGCGCTTCGGCACGCTCGGCTCCATCGCCGGTGGCGCTGTAGTCGCGGTAACGCTCGGCCAGTTCGGCACCAGCGCTGGAGTAGATCGCGCGGCGGTAGAGGTGCTGCAGCTCGGTTTCGCCCTGGATATGGTCAGCAGGAACGTCGGCCAGGCTGGCGTGGCCAGCGGCGAGCTGCTGCGCCTTCCAGGTCTTGAGCTCGCGATTGACCTCGATCACCGCATTGACGACGGCGGTTTCGAGGCGGGCGTCGGTGACGCTGCCATCCAGGCGCAGCGCTTCGCGCATGTGCTGGCCGTCCAGAGGCGGAAACCAGCCATCGTTGGTGATTGGGTAAGGCGCAGTGCTGCCGCCGGTTGCGATGAATGCGCTCATGAATTCTGGCCCTGGTTCGGCGGTGGTCGGGGCTTCACGACAAGGCCAAGGAGAAAGCCTGTCGATCAGCCCCGAGCCGCCGAGTGCGTGGGGGACGCTCAGTTAGCGGGTGGCTCGCCGGTACCGGGGTCGGTGGCCGCTGCGCCCTCTTCGCTCGGCTTGCTTTCATCCTTGTCGGACGTCGGCTGCTCGGTGTCAGGGGGCGTTGCGGTACCGGAATCGGTGCCTTGCTCGCCTGGGTCGGTTTGATCGCCTTCGCCCTGTTCGGGGTTGGCGGTCTCGTCGACCGGTGGCTCGCCGGTACCGGTCTCGGCTGGCTTGCTTTCCGCGTGTTTCTTCAGGAGGCGCACGGCGCGCTCCAGATCCTTCTTGCCGCCACAGCTGCTGTGCAGGTCGATGGCTTTGGTCAGCTTCGCCTTGGCCTGGTCGAGCAGTTCGCCGTCGAGCTGATCCTCATCGACCTTGCTGAGCAGCGCCTTGCCAGTTGCCAGCAGCAGCTTGGCGCGCACCTGGTCGGGCATGTCGTGCGGGTCGGTGATGGTCAGCGCCTGCTCGAGCACGAACAGCGGGAAGTCACCTTCGGCCTTCTGCACCTTGAGCGCCGCGTTGGCGATCTCCTCGGCCAGCAGGCAGCCGGTGGTGCGCTCGAAGCGGTCCGGCATCTTCAGGTTGTGCTTGAGCACGTAGGCACCGATGGTCAGCGCGTCGGCAAACTCGCCGGCATCGATGCACCAGACCATGAGGGTGGTGAGCACATCGTCCTGGGCGCCGTTGCCGGCGGACAGCACGCCTTCGATATAGGGCGCGTAGGCCGGAATCAGCCGGCGCTTGAGCTCGGCCTTGTCCTGCTCCGACTGCACCTGCTTGAGGCGCAGCCGGTCCTGGTTCAGCTGCATGAGCTGCTGTTCGTAGGCAGTGGCGCCGGCCATGGACCGCTCCGGCGCTGCCTCAGCGGCCTGCAGGGCTGCGCGTTTGCGCAGCTGGTTGCGTTGAGCTGGGCTGAGCATGGCTTATACCGCCTCGATGTTTTCGACCAGGGCGACCAGACCGAAGTCCTCGATCACGTAGGCGTCATTGCTCGACTGGTAGTCGGCGACGCGGTCGTACTCCGGCTCGTCCTTCACGTGGCGGCGGCGCGCGCCCTCCTGGAAGTAGATGGACAGGTTGCTGAGGGTGGTCACCAGCACGGTCCCGGCCGGGAAGAATGGTGCATCGACGATTGGCAATCCGCCCAGGCGGGCCTTGGTGACGATCTGGTCTGCGGCGTTTTCTTCCACGTTGGAAGTGGCGCCCTTCTCGACCGCTGCCAGCAACTTGTCGTGCATCAGGTCGCGGGAAACCATGACCACCAGGTTGGGGTGGCTGCGGTGCCATGGGTCGAGCATTTGCACGGCGTCGAACACCACGCCGTCGAGCGTTTTGTAGTCGCCGGTGGCGCCGATGGTGACCTTGCCAGAAGCATCTACCACTTCGTCCAGCACGCGATCAGGCGCACCGATGCGGATCTTCTGCAGCCAGCCGATGTTGACGTCTTGCAGCATCGGGTTGGCAACGATATCCGAGGTAGTCGCAGCGCTGGTGCCGTTGAAGCCGATCATCAGGCGATCCAGGGCCTGGCGTTCGGTGATGGAAGCCGACAACCGCGCCTGGAAGTCCTTGAACTTGGCCCAGGCATCGATCAGCGCGTAAGGGAACGAGCTGTCGAAGTTGGTCTGCTTGCAGGTGTAAGTGTCTTTGCTCAGCGCGCTGCGGTCGGCTGGATTGCGGCGGCCGCCCCCTTTGGTGTTGGTGCGGCTGGCAATCGGGCCGTTGACGCCCAGCAGCAGCGCTTCGCCTTCCTGCTGCTCGACGGGGATGACGTTGACGCGCTTGAGCAGGCCGCTGGCCTCCTGGATGGCGCTTTCCAGCTTCTGCTGGACGGTTGGGGTGACGTTGAATTTCTCAGTGGCGTTGTCCACGCCATTGAGCTTGGCCACCTGCTGCAGGTAGCCGTTGAACAGTTTGCGGGTTTCGTTACGCATGGGTTACTCCGATGGTGGGCGGCTGCTGGCAGGTGCCTTGGGGTTAAAACTCGGCGAGGACGATGCCGTCGCCGCCGGGTACCGGCGGGCGTTTGTGCTGGCTGTGGTCTTCGGTATTGCCGAGCTTTTCGGTCAGCTCGGTGACAGTCGTTTCGAGCTGAGAGGCCTTGTCGCTCAGTGCGGTGAGCTCAGCGCTGTACTTCTCCAGGCCCGCCTGCTGCGTTTCAGCGAACTCCACCAGGGCGGTGACGGCATCGCCGATCTCGGCGAACTGGCTGTCGGTTTCCTTGCCCTTGCTGAACAGGGCTTTCACACGGTTGGCGAGGTCCTTGAAGGCGCCGGGCTGGTCGGTGACTTCTTCAAACTCGAGTTCGGCCTCTTCGGCGGCAGTGAACAGGTTGTCCGGATGCTGTTTGCGGTTGGCCAGGGTGCCGTGCTTGGCGCTGAATTCGAGCGCTTCAGTACCCAGGCTGGCGGGGCTGTCGGTGATGGCCAGGCCAATGAGGTAGGCCTTGCCGGTGTCGGCGAACTTGGGCTGGACCTCGATCGAGGTGTAGACCTTCTGCCCTTTCTTGTTCAAGGCCAGCAGGGCGTCGTTGGGCTGGAGCTGGGCATACAGAGCCAGCTTCTTCTTGCCATCGATATCAACTTCTTCGGCCTTGACTGCCAGCACATCGCCGTAAGCGCCGAACGGGCTCTCGGGGGCGATGCCCTTGATGTGTTCGCAGTTGATACGCGCGCCGTAGGTGGCCGGGTTGTATTGGGCGGCGATGTCTTCGAGCCAGCTGCGTTCGATGGTGCGGCCATCGGTTGTCGCGCCTTCTACGGCGATGCGAGTCCACTTCGAGCGGAATTTCTTGGCGGGGGTGCTGTTGCCGGCCATGCGGTTTGTCCTCGGTAGCTGCTGGGTGCAGTTGCTGTGAGGGCATGGTCGGCAGGCCGCGCGATGCGGGCAATCTGCCTACTGTGGATGGGGGGCAGGTACAGGGCGAGGCGCTAACAGGCTACGCGCGCGGGCGACACCATCTGCGCCATGAATGCAGCCACCGAACTACCCGCCCAACGTGATAACCGCCGCCAGGCCAAATTCCTGTACTGGACGGGCTGGCGTATCACCGATATCGCCGACTACCTGGACGAGAAGGAAAAGACCCTCCACTCGTGGAAAACCCGCGACGAGTGGGACCGAGCCGATAACGTCGAGCGGATCGGCGGCGCGCTGGAGGCGCGGCTGGTGCAGCTGATCCTGAAGGACGGCAAGAGCGGCGGCGACTTCAAGGAAATCGATCTACTGCACCGCCAGCTGGAGCGGCAGGCGCGGATCGAGCGGTTCAAGGGTGGCGGTACCGAAACAGACCTCAACCCGAACCTGGCCAAGCGCAATGAGGGGCCGAAGAAGGCGCCGAAGCGAAACGAGTTCGCCGAGGAGCACATCGAGCAGCTCGAGGAGGCCTTCCGCGATGGGTGCTTCGGCTATCAGCTGGACTGGTACCGGGCGGGTAATCAGCGCACGCGTGCCATTCTCAAGAGCCGACAGATCGGCGCGACCTACTACTTCGCCCGCGAGGCGCTGCTAGATGCCCTGCTAACTGGGCGCAATCAAATCTTCCTGTCCGCTTCGAAGAACCAGGCGCACATCTTCAAGGCGTATATCCAGGCGTTCGCCCGCGAGGTGTGCCAGGTCGAGTTGACCGGTGACCCGATCATTCTGGCCAACGGCGCCGAGCTGCATTTCCTCGGCACCAACGCACGCACCGCCCAGGGCTACCACGGCAACTTTTACTTCGACGAATTCTTCTGGACGTTCAAGTTTAGGGAGCTGAACAAGGTCGCCAGCGGCATGGCGATGCAGAAGCAATACCGCCGCACCTACTTCTCGACGCCCTCTTCCATGGCCCATGAGGCCTATTCGTTCTGGACCGGCGAGCGGTTCAACAAGGGTAAGCCGGCTGCGAAGCGGATCAATATCGACGTCTCCCACGATGCGCTCCAGCAAGGCCGATTGTGCGAGGACAAGGTCTGGCGACAGATCGTGACCATCCTGGATGCCGCGGCTCGGGGCTGTGACCTGTTCGACCTGGAAGAGCTGCGCCAGGAGTACGACGCGGAGGCCTTCCAGAACCTGTTGATGTGTCAGTTCGTGGATGACGGCGCTTCGATCTTCCCGCTGGCCGTGCTGCAGCCCTGCATGGTGGACAGCTGGATTGAGTGGGACGAGGACTACAAGCCGTTTGCTGACCGGCCTTTCGGTGACCGCCAGGTGTGGGTGGGCTATGACCCTGCCGAAACCGGTGACAGCGCCGGCCTGGTGGTGGTGGCGCCGCCATTGGTACCGGGCGGCAAGTTCCGGGTGCTGGAGCGGCACCAGTTCCGCGGGATGGACTTCGCCGCCCAGGCCGAGGCGATCCGCCGGGTGACGCTGCGCTATTGGGTGACCTACATCGGCATCGACATGACGGGCATGGGCTCGGGCGTGGCGCAGCTGGTGAAGGCGTTCTTCCCCGGGCTGACCACCTTCAGCTACTCGCCGGAGGTGAAGACGCGCCTGGTGCTCAAGGCCTACGACGTGATCCACAAGGGCCGGCTGGAATTCGACGCCGGCTGGACGGACCTCGCGTCCTCGCTGATGGCGATCCGCAAGACCACCACGGCCAGCGGCCGGCAGATGACCTACACCGCCGGGCGCACCGACGAAACCGGCCACGCGGATCTCGCGTGGGCGCTGTTCCATGCCCTGCACAACGAACCGCTCGAGGGCATGACCGCCCAGAACACCAGTTTTATGGAGATGTACTGATGAGTAAGCGCACCCGCAATCGCAACCGCGCCAACCTGCCCGCCACATCTGCGCCTATTGAGGGTGAAGTGCTGACCAGCAAGGCGAACAGTGGAGGTTTCGAAGCGTTCACCTTTGGCGACCCCACGCCGGTGCTCGATGGGCGGGAGATTTTCGACTACCTGGAATGCTGGCTAAATGGCCGCTGGTACGAACCGCCCCTTGCGTTGGATGGTTTGGCTCGGTCGACCAGAGCGAGCGTGTTCCTGCAGAGCGGGATCAACTTCAAGCGCAACATGCTGGCCAGGACCTTCATCCCGCATCGTTTGCTAAACCGTCCTGCATTCGAGCAATTCGCGCTGGATTGGCTGTGGTGCGGCAATAGTTATCTGGAGAAGCGCCGCAACATGCTCGGTCAAGCGCTGGGGCTGCAGCCGCCGTTGGCTAAATACATGCGCCGCGGTGCCGACCTCGAAACTTACTATCAGGTGCGCGGCTGGAAAGATGAGCATGAGTTTGAGACCGGAACCATCTGCCACCTGCGTGAAGCGGATATCAACCAGGAGGTGTACGGGTTGCCGGAGTGGTTGTCGGCGTTGCAGTCGGCATTGCTCAACGAAAGCGCGACGCTGTTTCGGCGGCGCTACTACCAGAACGGCTCGCACGCCGGCTTCATCATGTACATGACCGATGCGGCGCAGAAAGAAGAAGACGTCGACGCCCTGCGCCAGGCGCTGAAGTCGGCCAAGGGGCCGGGCAACTTCCGCAACCTGTTCATGTATGCGCCAGGCGGCAAGAAGGACGGCATCCAGCTGCTGCCGGTGAGCGAGGTGGCTGCGAAAGATGAGTTCGGCTCGATCAAGAACATCAGCCGCGACGATCTGCTGGCCGCGCTGCGCATCCCGCCCCAGCTCATGGGCATCGTCCCCCAGAACGCCGGCGGCTTCGGCTCACTGCGCGAGGCCGCCGAGGTGTGGGCCGTCAACGAGCTGGAGCCTATTCAGGCGCGGTTGGCTCAGGTGAATGAGTGGGTGGGGGATGAGGTGATCCGGTTCCGGCCATTTGAATTACCCACCAAGAACTGA